CAATACGGTCTAATGTTTCGTCCCAAATATACTCAAGGATGTGTTCATCTAGCACTTTTTCTGTCATCTTGCATATCTCCATTCGTCCTTAGGCATTATTTCGGTTATGTCAGCGTCTGCCCATTTCAAAAATTTGGTTACGCTAATTTTCGGATAATGCCGTCCATATTTTACCGATGGGCTGTCATATTGCAGCCCCTGGACGAACCCTTCTTTGTTGTCATAAATCATCCCAATCCAACGGATTTGTCTATCTCCCAATAAAGGTGGGAATCCGTATGTTTGAGGGCGTTTTGCCGAATAAACATGCCCAACTTTTAGGTCTTCTACTGTTAGCTCTGCCATACTCACTCCAACTCCTGTGTAATTTCCCGCGCCACACATTTCATTTCACGACTTGCCGCCTGTAATAGCTTCAAGCACGCTTTATCGTCATCTTCCATCCACATTTCCTTGGCCATTTCCAACTGCTCAATAATCTGCGCCAGTTGGACGGTCACATGTGACTTTCTCTCTTTTTCAATCATGGTATTCATCCCCCTTGGACGGCACCGGCTCAACCTCAACCACGTCATACACTTCTGTGATAACATATGGCATTTGGTTTAAGTCATTGTTATTCAGATCGCAAGCGTCCATCGCTTGTTGCATGTTTTCCGCCTCTACAGGCACCTCTACCGTGCAGTAGAGTCTGACGAGATACTTAGCCATTTTTTGCTTCTTTGTTGTGCTAAAACTCATTATTCAGCGCACTTAAACCGTGCTTAAATGCGCTGTAAATGGGCTTTATTTGTTAACTGCGGTCTCCTTTTTGCCTTTTTTAATCCGCGCCCACCAATGCTGACAAAACGCTTTGCGGCATTCCGCCCAGTTTTGGTTTTTGGGATTTCTTGCCACTAATGCAGCTTTTTCCCAAACTGCTGCGGCATAACTCAAATCGCCTGCACGTTCCACTTCTACGGCTAAACTGGAGAGTGTTTGATAATTTGTTTCCATGTTCAATCCTGTTTAAATTTGTCCTAAATGCTCGCCAAATCTAAGCTGATTGGCGCGTATTTATCGGTGTTGCCGATGCGTTTATAAATACGGACATAACTTTTTGAGCCAATCACCTGCACGCTGTCCGAAATAGCATCCATCGCTCGACGCCAACGTTCGTCTTTGATGTCAACGCGGCGTAAGGCTAAAATCTTGTTAGTGTTGAGATTGCCTTCTTTGTCAACATCAAAGGCGCGGTCAATAATGGTTTTTAACTCATCTCGACTACCTGCCGTCCAATCTTGCAAGCATTCTTCGATCAGGCTTTTTGCGCCCTGGATACGTTCATCAAATTGCAATGTTTCGCTGACCGCTCGCTGCACCTTGTATTGCCCATCAAAGCTATAAAGCGTGACGTTTCCTTTTTTGCCGCCTGTTTTTGCGCCATATTGCTCGGCAGAGAGCTCAACAAACGCGGCAATATCTCCAAAAACTTCCGCTTTAAAGTCTTTTAGCACGCTATGTACAGTTTCGGCTTTACGCACAATGGCTTGCACCAACTCGTCTCGCTCTTTATCAATCGGTTTAATCGAGGCCTCCGGGATAAGCGCACCGCGTGCATCTTCGCGATAACCTGCCGGGATCTGTTTTTCTTGGTTTTCCATGTTTTTTCCTCTCTATGGGTTGTCAAAGTCAGTGTTTGGGTAATGTTTAGCGAGCCATGCGCGCACTTCTTTTTCGGCTTCGGCAGTCAAGGGCGGTGGCACATCGCCAAATTCTTCGCGCCATTGTGCGCTTGCCGCCTTTTGCCAACAGGTCTCATCGTTGTCGGCACATATCGGTGTTTCCGCTAGGGCGATACCGCTTAAAAGTGCGGTCAACATCAACGCCGTTTTTAAGGTTTTCATCAGTTGCCCCCGGCCATTTGTTTTTGTGCGGTTAAGATCAGATCTAAGGTAATTGCCGTGCCCTGTGCTTTGGCGGTGATAGCGGCAAGTTTGAGATACTGCGTCAATGCGCGCAAACCGCCTGCCTTGGTGCCGATGCTATTAAGTACGGTCATTAAATCTTTGTCGTCAGTATCCAAGCCCCAAGCGCCTGCAATCGCTTTAATGTCAGCCTTGCTACTGCCCTTGATAGGCGCATGCTTACCAATACGGCTCCAAAGGCGTGCGTATTCGTGCGCTTGGTTCACCCCGCCTTGGATGCGGTTGTAAACCTTGTCGTTACCGATAAGTGCAAACCCAACCTCAACCTCTTCTTGGATAATGCGGATTTCCTCTAACGCGTCATAAGGCAGGTGGTCGCTTTCATCGATGATCACCAGCCCTTTGGATTTTTGTAGCTTTTTAACGATCAAACGGCTTAGGCGGTCTTTACGGCGTGGTGCGTCATTAATGCCAAGCTCTAACGCCAACTCATACAAAATACTGCTTAAGGTGGCGCGCGCCGGGCTTGCGGTAATCATCCACACGTTGGTGTTCTGTTGTTGATAGGCTTGGCAGGCTTTGGTTTTGCCTACGCCACTGGCACCGTAAACGGTCACCATGGTTGGCAAAATGCGCGCCATATCAAGTACACTAAACACCATTTTCGCAGTCGGGATTTCGATAAAACTGGGTGCTTCAACAAACACCTGCACTTTGCGTTCGTTTAACGCCATCCAGTGTTTAATGGGTTCTTCCACCGTTTCCACGTTGCCGGTGTATTTCCCGTTTATCCATGCACTCAACGCACCGCCGTTGACGCCTGTCTCGCGTGCCAGTTTGGCTTGCGTCAGTTTGCCTTGTTTGATTAGCGCACTAATTTGCTCTCTTAATGTCATTTTTTTGCTCCTTAAAGGGGGGTTAAACTGGCTTTAAAGCCCTTTTTCTTGTTTCAGTATGGCGATGCCTTTCATCAGCCATTGTTCCGCTTCGTTGGCTTCGTCATCGTCAGGCACCACTTCCACTTTGCGTAATGCCGTGCCGTCTTTAATGACTTGCCACATTTGGGCTTCCGCCTCTTGGTTTTCTTCAAATTCCACCGGTGGCATATAGGCGGCCGCCTCTTGGATTGCCATATCCTGTGCCGCTTTCGCTGCTTTTTGGGTGTGGCGTACAAATTCGCGCTCTTTGCGAGAGTGGTCTTGTGCTGCGATTGTGTCGCCAAAGGCGGCATCTACCGTACAGTGCGCCTCGGCTAAATAAGTGCCGTCCAAGCTGTACACCCAAACCGCATCGTGCAAATTGTTCGGGTCGTAACGCACAACCACTTTCTTGTGGTTTGTGCCAATCAACTCGTAAGCCTCGTAGCGGTTGCGTAAACCTTGCACTTCGCCACCGGCTTTCAGCGTAAATGTGCCGTTCTCTTTTAGCGTGACCTCTTCGTGCAAAGTCAGTAAGTAACGCAGTTGTTCAGGCGTTGCCCAACGTTTCTCGGCAGCCGCATAATCACGCTCGAAGGCTTGGTTAAAACTCAGTTTGCCTTGGCAAATTTCAGTGGCGCGGTCTTGGCGTTCGTTAAACATCTGTATGCCTTCCTCGAGGGCCAAAATAAAACTCTCATAGTCCACACCGGCTTTGTTGCCTTGATAGTTGTCCGGCTTGTCTAACGCGTTGTCACCTGCGTGGTAGCCGGCAAGTAAAGGGTGTTTATCCACAAGCTCACCCAAGCCACCGTGCGAAAATGCACGCTCAATCGGCTTGGCTTGCCCCCGTCCTCGACCGTAGCGCACCGTTGTCCAGTGCAGTTGGATACCGAGCGCTGGGATAATCCCTTGCACTTCATCTTCCCGCACTTTAAATCGGTAACGGTTTTTCACCCCACCGGTCATCTTTTTGTTAGCTGCCGCTTTGGTGTTATCGATGGTTAAATGTTTCGGGATGCCGTATTTGTTCACAACATCCAACAGCGCCAGGCGGATCATGTTGGTGTTTTCCGACTCATCGCACCGATACGCCAAGATTTTGCGGGTGCGTACATCCTGCCAAAGCCACGTTTTCGGGCGGATAATGTGGCCGTTATGCCAGCACACGAAGACGTTGTGCTGGTAGCCGTCGCCGTTGATCCACTCCATTGCCTCAATGCCGGCAACGGTACGGATGAGCGATGGATACATGCGGCTCAACGCATAAGTGCCATCTCTCAAATAGGTTTGGTGGGTTTTTGGGATTTCGCGCAAGATTTTGCGCTTAATACTAGAGGGGCTTGGGATAACCCAACCGTTCGCACTTGCCGCACGTTTCAAGCGTTCATAGCAAGAGCCAAACTGAGGGCGTTCGTTCCTAAAATAGTCAGCGCGGAAAAATGCCCAGGCTTCAGGGGTAAAAGCGGCCTCGCGGCTTTCGCTGTGGGCACCGTAGCTATCCATTAAAAGCGGTAACCACAAACTACGATCAGCGTCTTTAATTTGATACCACCAAGACTTAATGGCACTCACCGTGACCGGTTTCTCGCTATCTTGGTTGTGTTTTTGGCATACCAACGCCAACGCATCCAAAATCTTCACGCCACCGTTGACCAATTCAGCCACCGCAAACATAATGCCAAGCTTCATTTGCGCTTTTTGTTGTTGCTTTGCCGTGCCTTGTTCATAGGTCGCCCACAACAACTGCGCATCAACAGGCGCACTTTCCTCAGCCAAAACAGGGAGATTTTTCACCGCACTTTTGCCAAGTTTCACCACGATTTCGGCTTGCACGTCTTCCGGCATGGATTTCACGGCAAATTCAAAACCACCGCCTTTGCCTTGTCTATCTTGTGATTTCCAACCTTCTCGTTTAGCCATTGTTAAAATGGCTTTTTTAGTTTTAGGTAGAATTTCCAAGTTGAGTTCAACCAATTCCTGTGCAGAATAATATGATTTAAGTTCAGCCATATGGATCCTTAACAATCAATTTGAATATTTAACTTGATTGCAATTTCTCTTTCTCTGCCATAATTCAATTTAGATTTTCCGCTCAAAACTCGACTAATCTCATTTGAGCTATAACCATTTCTTCGGCCCCATTCAGTCTGCGTGATATTTAGTTCCTTGAGCCACGCTTTAACTTCCTCTCTTGTTCTTTTTTTCATAAATCACACCTCTTTTATGGACTAAAACCATTTTATGAACTAAAATTGATAGCCTGATTTAATATTAAATCATATAGTTCATTATTATTTACTGAGTCCATATTAATATGGATTTTATGAATTGCAAGGTTTTTTTATGAAAAATTTCACAGATATTGTTAATCGATTAAAAACTGAACTTTCCGTAACTATGGATAAGGACGTAGCTGAATTTTTAGGTATGTCTAAAAGTGCTTTTGCAGAAAGAAAACGGAGGGGAGCCTTTCCTAAAGAAGCATTGATGTTAGCTGATTTAAAACATTCTGAATTAAAACTCAATGTTGAGTATATCTTGACTGGGAAAAGAGGAGATGAACTCAATCAGTTTTTATCTAAAGCTGCAAAGGAGAAAATTGAGCGTCATATAGATACTGAAGACATAACAGTTGAAGAGCAGCCAATTACACCAAAAGATGCGGATGCATATGTATTGGTTAATATGGAAGAAAAAATATTACTTAACTGGTATAGAAGAAGTGATACCAAAGGCAAGAGGCTAATTTTTGATATAGCTAAGATGACTCATGAATCTTTATTAGCTCAAATGAGATTAATAGAATACACAGAAAATGAAATTTTTAACAACACAGAAAGAAAAAAAACAAGAAAGAAAAATATCAAATAATTCAATACATTAGATTGTTTCAAGACAACACAGAAAACTACACAGAATAAATATATAACTGTGTAGTTCTTGACGGTGATCAGATGTTGGTTGACCTCTCTAAAAAAGAGATCAAAGGCGATAAAATCTATTTAGTGCAAAACGGTGAAAGCGTGTGGGTTAAGCGTGTAAAACTCAACTGGAACGGCATAGAGCTCATTTCAGACAACAAAGAAGAGTACGCCCCGATAACGCTAACCAAAGAGGAAGCGGACAATTTAGAGATAATCGGACAAGTTGCCTACATCGGCAAAAGCGTAATTTAAACGGTCTTTAAACGTTTTTTAAACGCCTTTTTGTTTTTCTACAATTAAGTGGTTAAAACCGCCCTTTTTAGATTTTAGCCACTTTTTTTCTAAAACTAACATCACCCCAAAACCCACCCAATAAAAAAGGGCCAAAATTTCTTTCAGCCCTTTATTTCATTGATTCCATCCCGCTTAATTCCGTTTAATTCAACTTAAGTCCTAACCTGTTATCAATTTCTAATATTAAGTGGTTGGGTACATTCGGTAATATCGGTCAGCCACTT